GATTAACAGAATCAAGGTTTTGCTTGACTGTGCTCTGTTTCTCACGTTCTGTTAGCGTCTGCTCAACAAGGCTTTTAAGTGTATCCTCACTTAGGTCTGGCGTGGTATTGCCTGCTTCAGTGCCACTATTATTATTGTTAGACTGTACTCCAGTGTTTACGTTAGTGGTATCCGTAGCCCTATTCTGAAGTTGTTCAAGCAGTGATTTGGCGTAGTCTTGTTTGTTTAGGTCTTCTTTCAGTTCTTTTAATTGAGCCTCAAGATTACCAATATATGTATCAGCTTCAAGTTTACCTTTGGCTAATACCTCAGGATCACGCCATTGCTCTCCCTTAGTCTCGACGAGTTTGCTTAGAAATGAGTCTTGTGGTTGAGTCTCAGTGCTAAATGCATTCTCTGTAGTCTGATCACTATCTGTGGTTTGATTAGCGTCAGTATCAAAAACGGACATTATTAATCCTTTTTGTCTAAGTCTATTAGTTCAAGTATATCTTCAAGTACTCGGTTGTACTCGTTGACTGCGATTTGACGAAACTCCCAATTAGGAATCTCGTAGTCCCTAACGCTTGATCTCTTTTTGTAGTAAGCGTTAAGAATTTCTCTGAGTGAGTCGAATGCATTTCTATAAGCTAGAACCTCTATTCGTCTCCGCTCTTTGTCTTCAGAATTTTTAACTCCTCTAAACCAAACTTGCTTCATTAGATCCCCATCTGAGCTTGCATCATTAAGTTCTCTTCGTTAACTACTTCTGCATTCTGGACTTGAGTTTGTGTTTCAAGTTGCTCAGAGACAGCAATGTTTTCACCGAAGAGAGACGGTTCGCCAAGTTCTTCCGATATGATTCTAGCGAACTCTTTACCTGAGAGATGCGCTGCAACACTGGGGTCAGCAGCTTTGACTTGATACAGTTGAGTGAGGTTTTGAACACGTCTTGCCCTTTCTGCAAAGTGTCTAGCTCCGACAGGTACAATCTTGCCAGAGGCAATAATATCATCCTTAGTAATATCTCTAAAGAAAGCAACACCTGTAGCATCATCGATCACCCTTATAGTGTCGCTGAAGTTCATGTATCGCCTAGCTACCTCAAGCATTGAATTAAGAATTGGCTCAAGGAATGTTCTCTCGAAATGTGCAGTCTTATGCTCAAAGATACGAGATGCAGCATTCTGTAGTGACTGTACTTCAAACGCAGTCTTTTCACCTGGAGTTCTAATGCCCATAGCTTGACGAGGTGCGCCAGCCATTTCCTCCATTTTGTTCTCAAGTGTCTGTATCTGTAGATCTGCGTTAAGTGCTGTTGCATCTGGCACAAGATAACCTACATCACCTTCTTCACCTAGGTATATTCTAGTCCCAGGTTCAAAGTCAAAGTCTTCTACGTCACCTCTGATCTTCATAACTGGATATGCAATCTGATCGAACACATCAGCCTTTAGATTTTCTAGGTGATCAATTCGATACTGCATACCTACAAGATTATCTAATGGACCCATAGCGTATAAGTTGTCAGGTCTTGGTCTCCAGCCTGCGTGAAACACTGGAGCATGTCCTAACCAAGATGGGTTTTCTTCGTTAGTTAGAATGTACGCTCTATCAACTACTGTAATTATACGGTCTACTTGTAGTTCATCATTTTGGTAATCGTAGATGTCACCATAGAATGTTAGAATTTCAACGTAGTCAGACTCGTAGTAATGTTGAATAGACGAGAAACCATCAGCGATATAACCTTCAGCTTTGTTGAAAGTAGCATCTGAACCTCGTACTGCGGCTCTAGCATGAAGCATCTTATCTAGAATGACCTGCATGTTTTCCTTAGCTGGATCATCCTTAATCATACGCTTGATCTCACCTAGTGTCTTAATCGACTTGATGATCTTAGGTGATTTAAGAAAGTCAGAAGCAGCAGGATTAAAGCAAATATCAAATGGAGATATACGGACTACCTTAGGTCCAACGTACTGAGTTATGTATTCTCCGTCTTCTTTTATTTTGTAGCGATCTTCCCACTGTACTGTAGCAAAGCAATTACCGTACTGAATGTAATCATAGATCAAGTCAGAAGCTGTATTAACAAAGTCAGACTGACGTACTTTATTTTCCATGTACGCCTGAATTGTATCTCTTTTAGCTTTTACATTAGCATCAATAGACGAAGCCTCAAACCTCATCCACTTCTGTTGGGGAAACAAAGAAGCAAAGTAGTTAGCATGAAGATTATCCATAAGCTGCGTGAGCTTAGGCGTGGTTGTAGTGTTCGACCAAGGAAGCATAGCATTGCCAGTGGTCTTGGTATCGGTGGCATAAAGATAGTTTCTGAGTTCTTTCCACTCTTCGATCTTTGTATTACGAAGGGTGTCCCACTCACGCCACCTGTTAGCAATCTCAACTGCTAAGACCTCCGGCTCAACTATTTGTTCAATGTCTAAAGTTTCACCAGCCATACTTAAGCTGCTCCTCTGAACCTGTTATTAGCCCAAACTATATTACTTCTGTTCTTCCTGTTTAGGCTAGTAGAAGGTTTGATAGCCATGTCAATACAAGAAGCTAGTGCATCGATTACGTCATCATGCGGTGGGTTTCTACTGGATAACTCTTCTTCTAGAACCTGTGTGTTACCACCTTTGTAATGCCAAATCTGTAGGTTATCATATCTAGGTTCAAGCACAGATGATATACGTTCTTGTTTACTGCCATGTGATTTATTAGGTCTGAACTCATCAATGCTTAGAGCTAGTCCATGTTCCTTGATCATATCTTTTAGTTGTTTAACAATAGCTGACTGAGCTACTGTAACCTCAGCTCTTATCTTACGGAATGACCACTTAGCATGTAGATTAAGTATATGCTCAAAGTAATCAGATATTCTGTCAGTTCTGAACCTATCTATATCAATTACGTATATGTTGTTTTCTGCGTCAATACCTGCAACTACAATAGCTGTATAGTCAGCCTTACGATTTAAACTAAAAGCGAAGTCAACTGCTGCAAATACATTGATTCTTTTGTCCTTATAATACCAGTAACCATTGTCTCTTGTCAAGAACTTTCTTTCAAAATACTGAAATTTCTCACGTCTTACTGGTACATTGTCAGGATCAGTTGGATCATTGTAGTACTGAGCTTTGAATTGACTCTTGTCTAGATACTGTCCTCGTTTCTTAGCTAGTACCTGACGATCAAAGCCAAACCACTTTCCGTCTTTACGTTGTTGCTTAGGCCAAAGAAACTCACCATTGCCTTCGCCACTATCTTCAACTGCTCTTTCGTATATCTCATAGATTGCTACTGAACCGTCTACATCTCCATTGTCATCGTATGTATCTTCTTGCATTTGCATAAGATCATTGTATAGATCCTTAGGATGATACCGAGTACCAACGACCCATTCTCTTGAGTTGGCCCCTTCTATGGATGACAACAGAGAATATTGACTTTTAACTCTGTCTCTACCTTCGTTTGTGTAGGCATTTTCATAGACAACAGTATCGTCAAGTACTGCGATATCACAGTGCAAACCAGTCAGACTTGTAGTTAATCCTCCTGTGAAGACAGATGGATCTCTAATGTTCTCCACTCGTCTGCTTGGATGATCTAAACAAATCTCAGAAGTCGTCCAACGAGTGCGCTTACCTTCTTCTCTATGGACATGCTCAGGCCAATATCTCTGATAAGTATCAGATGTAAGGATACCCTTGATGAACGACAACTGTTTCTCAGCTAGGTTTGCTGTAGCTGAAATGTATAAAACTCTAAGTGTAGGATCTTTAGTTAATTCCCATGCAACTCTAAATGCAACTAACCTGGACTTACCGTGGTCACGAGGAAACAACAAAAGCTGATGAGACTTAGCATCTTCTCTAGTCCACCAACTTATGACTTCCTCATGGCAAATACCTAGCATCTGCTCAGGAGCTACCAACTTGATGAACACAGAAAGATCAGCTTCAGCAGCTAACCTTACGTCATCTAAAGATGGTTTCTTAGATTGCATTACTATTTGCCTTGTCCTCTGTACTTCTTAAACTTACGTTTATCATGTTTAGACTTAGGTCTTGACAAAGGTGAGTTACCTATTGATGTCTTCTTTTTGACTGCTACAGGTCTCTCAGCTACACCTATGTTTGTTTTAGCCATTGTATTCTATCTTAGCAAAAGGTTTAGTTCCGAATGGTACTGCTTCACATCTAGCGTTCCATCCTTTGATTTCGTTGTTCTTTAGTTTGTAATCAAAAGTTTCAGACACTAGCTTCTGAGGTGGACACTGGTCAACAACTACAACTTCAACTTTAACATCTCCTGTAGGTAATAACATATAAGCTACAAACAGAAGTTTTACTATGACACTTTCCATTTGTCTTACCCCTGAATAGGAGGATGCCTTCCGTTGTGCATATGCGCTAGTTTATCTACAGCAGCCTTAAGAGTTTCTATGTCAGCTAGTATCTTAGCACTTTCTCTGTGTCGTCTTTCCATTGTCATTGGGTCCATCATGCCACTGATAATACCAACTCTTTGTTGCTGAGTTTCTAATTTAGTTTCTGTTTGGTCTAGTCTTTTGTCTATCTGCCGTATTCTTTGTTCTATGTCCGAAAGAGTATCTTGGATTGCTTTGATCTGCATCTTACCTACAGCAGCCGCTCCAGCTACACTAAATAGAATGCCTCCTAATGTTACTAGGAGTTTTACATCAATAGCCCCTTCCATCGCATTATTCAGCGTCAGCTATAGTTAACACGCCTGCTTCTAATTGTCGCAAGATTTCGGCGTAGTGGCGGTTGGATGGATCGAGTGGGACGCTGTAGACAACACCATCGATGGTGGCTTGGATTGCTACATCTGTACCTTCATCAGCAATGTATTGAGCAGAGGTAATTTGCATTTCATCCATTTTATAGCTCCGCATCTGCATAGATATAAGCGCTTGTTTCGGTTTGAATTGCAGCACCTTGTCCTGAAGTTCCACTTGAAACCAACCCAATATTAACTCTAGCACTTGTGGTTGTTATGATATCAAATGGAGTAGTATCGTTTGATTGGATTGTTCCACCGCCTCTATACACCTTACAAAAACTAGCGCCTGACGTAGTAAATGTCGGAGCGGCTCTCATTTCGTGTTGATAGGGCATAAAAGCTATAACTTGATCTGCCG